ACCAGGATGACTGTAGTTTCTCTTTGTCAGAATAGTAATATTTGTATATGTACAGTTCACTTCGGTCAGTGTCAGACAATACACACAACACTTCTTCGTTAGACGATACTGCCATCTTTTTAACTGTACCAGCGACTAACTCAGGTACATGGGATGTCACCTCGTTAGCATCGTTGGTCTCTGAGGCTACATCAATCATATACTCACGTATACCTGAGAAAGCTCCACGTTGAAATGGGAAGAATATAGTCTTACCTGCGGCTACTGGCTTTGCTTCTGTAGAAGTCTCAAAGTTTGTTGCTACGTTTACTGTTACTGATGTAGGAGTTAGGAACTCATCTGACGTTAGTTTAAACTGCTGTAGGTCAGAGAATAACAATAGGTTCTCCTGAAATGGTATAGCAGATTTCAAAATAGCAACCTGATTGTTTGACACAGCTACATCGACAACACTGGTATCCAATACAGACAACACAGTATTAGCAAAGAAATTAAAGTAATTAGCGGCTTCTGATAGTATTACGTTTTCGTCAGAGATAAACCCAAGTCTGTTTCTATGAAAGAATATATCGTTAATCTTGTATACACCATTAGGATCTACAGTATCATCATAGTCTGCGAATGAAGGAAAGGGGTTTGTTGTATCATCTCCAACTGTACGTTCTGCGAAGTCAATAGGTTGAAGTACAAAATATATGTTGTTGTTAGAGTCAAACTGTTTAAATAACTGCATAGGCATTGTTGTTTTATCTAATGCCTTACGACTGTCTTGTGGGTTATCTAATGGATACTTAGGTCTAAAGGTTTCTTTGTACACAGAACCATTCCACTTTACATAATAGTCATCCTGGCCTGAACTCTTGTCACCTGAGATTTTAGCAACGAAGTCCTCTGGTATCTTTGAGGCAGGAAGGGAACCAAAGTTAGGTACCTCATCTGACGCATTGATTGCCACCATAAATGAGTCACCTTTACCATCGGTGCACTCTACAGTAAAAGGTTTTGTGGACTCTAGGTAAATTAAACTTTCTCCATTTACATAGCTAGAGTTAGTAGTAAAAGGGGTACCTAAATGAGTTAGTCCTGCTCCATCCGTAGTAACGCTACCCGTACTTATAACTCCTTTTGTTCCAGTATATGCGGCATTAGGTGCTGCTTGCCTTTGAATTTGGGCTTTTTTATCACCAGAGTTTCCAGTAAAACCAATTTGTACTGGAACAACATCAGTAGCTGGTGATCCATTCCAAAGTGCTCTTGCGATATTAGAGACAACAACAGCATTTTGATTGTTTATACTTAAAGTCTCAGATTCTGCTGAGTCTCCAGTACCACTTTTAGTTTGGTTATCTGGGGTGTGAAATGTTACTTCTTTTATTCCGTTAGTCCCAAAACTACTATCAACATTTGTCATCTCTTTATCAGTATAAACTGTAACTTTAACCTTATAATCAGCATTAAAGTCTCCAGTCTTAATATAGACTACAGCTTGGTAGTTGCTAGTGGCATGGGTTTCGTTTGTTTTCTTTTTGACTGTCTGTGTTTTGTTTAGTATAAAACTAAAGTCAGCAACCGTGGTGACCGAGAGTTTATTAGGTGCAAATACATCATTACCACTAGCAGTAAAGTTAGAAATGTAATCAGAAGCATTAAAATCTATATCTCCATTTGCACTAACTACTCCTGATTGTTTTGTTTTGTGTATAAAAACCTCATCACCTGGATTTCCTGTGGCAAACCCTGTTAAGTCATAAAGTTTTAAAATAGGAGGTTGCCCTACATAAACTCTAACTGATCCAATAGATTGAGAAGGAGAGGTTAAATTAAGTGTGCTCCCTCCCTCTGTTGTTGATAGTTGAAAATTACTGGTTTGTATTGTTTTAGCGTAGTACACAATTTGAGGAGACAGTCCACTACCTGTTAGATTACCATTTGTTCCATGCAAAAAATAAACTGGTTGATTTTCTGTAATTCCATGATTTGTTAAATCTATAGTATTATTTGTAGAGTCAATAGTAATATCTCCTTTGTAAACTCCTGTTCCTCCCTTTACAATAAGAGCATACGCCTCATCCTCAGATCGCCTAATAGTATGAATAAAGACATCATTAGAGTTAGTAGAATTAACACCTATAATTTCTGATACATGTTCTGTACATGATCTTTTTTCTAGGCCACGAGATATGTGAGAGAACCCATTTCTTTGTACTTCACCTTGAGTTGGCATCCTGAGTGTCGCAGGTTGCTGTGAGATACCATTGATTAAACTAGGTACAGTTCCAGATATAAGTGGCATTAATCAGTTTCCGAAGAGTCTACTAAGTTTTTAGTTAATCCAAATGTTGAATGAGGTAGCCTATCGACAACCCTATATACATCATAGTTATCAAATATATTGTAATCTGCTACGTCACCTTCGTACTCAAGTAACGCTTGGTATGCACCAAATTCATCCTCTTGATAGAACCTATGTAACTCACCTGCTCCTACTACTCTATCGTGAAATATTCGGGCCGATCTGATAGCAATGTATCTACGTGCAGGTTCAGGCAGGTCATCAAAGGTTAATAGCTTTATAATATTCAGCTTAACAGCACTAGTAAATTTAAATGTGTTGTTAAATCTATCGTATAACTTTCTCCCTCGTTCTACATAATCTTTGTCTCCCTCTCGTAATAAACTTTGAGTATCCACACGTAGTTCAGAAGGGTCTAAGACTATTTCTTTGTATTGATTTGGTTCCTTTTTTATACCTATGTCAGTGTTAAACACCCATCCTCTTGACTGGACTGCTCTTGATACATTGTCAAGAATTTGTTCTGCAATAGAGGCATCAGATAGTCCAGCAAGGTCATTTAGGTTTTGTATTGGTTGTTCACCTATACTGGTCAACATGGTATTGACAGCCTCTAGTTTAGTTGTTGGACTAAGACTCATGATACCTTTCTGTATTTGTTTGTGTTTGTGTTCGTCATAAAGTCACGATGTGGTTCTTCTCTTGTTCCCCACTTAAATGACCCTTCGTTATAAATGCTTTTAAACTGGTTTGGACTAAACATAATGTAAGACCAATCGGGTGCACCCTTGTCCTCTACTTGATTCCAGTATTTAATACCATCGTAACCAAGGTCGTCTTGTAGGAACCTCATAAGACCTTTTAGCCTATAATACTCTACATCTGCTTCATAAACCAATGATATATCTTTTCCTGTTTCACTATCTAATCCTCTTTCATCCGCTTTTTCCCAATTTACTTGTCTAATGTCTACTCCATCTTCTTCAGCTATTTCTACTGCATAGGATAGTATTTGTTCTAAAGCTGTACCAGAACCCATAGGATAATGAGTTGGATTATTTGTTTGGTATTCATCTGAGTCCATTGAGTAAGTATAAGGATTACCAAAATCATCTTTATGTTGTGAGAGAAAACTAGGTTTAGTTGAACCGTAGTTTCTAATTTCATGCCCTGTTTCTGGGTCATATTCTGTTTGTCCGCTATTTTCAGATGCAAGGTGTTTCATTAATACATCAAAAGTCCAATTATATAACTCTTCATTTATTATCAAAGGATTATTCATTTTCATGAATCCAGGATACCATCTAGCCTGTGGTGCAAATGGAGTCTGACCTTTTACTGCTTCTGCAAATTTTGGTCTTGTTGGTAATACACCTGAGTCATCCATTACTTTCTCATTACCAAATTTCTTTCCATAAAGAATGTCCATTGATTGCCCTGGACTACCCATGTGTGTGCCTATTTCTTGCTCTGCATTCGGGTCTCCAAATCTTTTTGTATCTTTCAAATGTAAAAGTTGAAATCCTTTTTTTCTGTCTATGTGAGCCAATGTCCCATGAAAAACAATTTCAGGCCAACCAGATCCATCCATTTCTGTTACAACAGAGGGACCATCAGGAACTGCGTAACCATCAGGGTCATGATACCACCACTCTCTAAACGCCTCAGTCTGCATCATTTCAAAGGCTTCTTTTGGGTAGGTCATTTTATTTACATTTTCCCATCTTGTAAGAAACCCTTCCGCAGTTCTATTAAACTGTTCTACATGAAATCTTTCTTCTTCATCTGTAACTAGAATTTCTGGGTTAGCAAGATAATCTAAAGGAGTAAAACCTTTACCTGCTGTTCTCATAAGCCAGTTGCGTGGTTTAACACGGTATCGATCAGCACGATGGGCTAAATAGTATTCATGGGTTTGTTGATCGTAAGTTTGAGAAGGAGCATCTTGTATCATTTTTTCAAACTCAGGGTGATCTATAGCCCCCCGTTTTCTATATTCTCTGGAAATAACTTGACTAGATGGTGGCTGTATTGCGTTATCGTGTACATTTGTTAAACCATCTAATTTTAGTGAATCTTTCTTAGCCATGATGAAAAAAAAGGGAGAACCCTAGTTAAAGAGTCCTCCCTATACGGAGTTACAAAGTAGCCATTAACTGTACTGAGTCAATGCTACAGCACACGCAGGTCGCAAGATGTTGTGACCCATAGCGTACTTGGACACCATTAAGGTACCCTGTCGAGTGATTTGATACTCTGATTCAACAGACATATCCATCAACTTGGCAGTTGCTACTGCATCCTGTGTCATGACGAGAGCACGAGTTTCCATAGCTACTGTGTATGGACGTTGGTTGTCTCCTGAAGCAAAATCTTCAGTACCTGCTCCAGCAGGAACGTCATAAATGGATGTGGTAGGACTAGCCGCAGGATTACCTCTTCCAGAACCAGCAGTATCAGCTAGTGGTACTGGTGAAGTAGCCGCACCATCTTTGTGTCCAGATGGTCTAGCTGCAATCGCTGGATTGCCAGCAGTTCCATCATGTGTCCACAAGTTGGATACCCAAGTAGACCCAGAACTAAAGTAACCAAGGTGATTAGTTACATAAATAGGCATACCAAGGATCTGTGGTACAGTACCCTGTGCAATTGATCCACCCCCTCCAACATCTCTGTTGAAGATAGCAAAGTCAACCATGTCAGCCGCTGTTGATACTTTAAACAAGTCATAGTACATATCAACAGGCATGACAACGAAAGGATCACCTGGAACGTTGTAGTTATCAAAGATACGTCTAGCATCCATGATAGCCTGAACAATCTCTTTTGGTTTTCTTACGTCACCTGCGGCACTTCCAATGACTACGTTAGGAGTAAAGTCCTCGTCAGCAAAAGCTGAGTAATCTTGGATCATACCTGATACAGCCGCAATGGTAGAATTCTCACATATAGCTGCTTTGATAGCCATACGTAAGATATTCTCATCAGCAACTTTTGCTAAAGCAAAACCAGCTTCTTGAGTGTAGACGGAACGAATGTCATAGTGTGTCATTGCTTCGTCAATGTTTGGAATGAATTGTGCATTAATGAGCAAGTCATCAATGGTAACAATACGTTCACCTTGCTTTGCTTTGCTAGGAACGATTTCATTCCCTGGAGTATGGTAGGAAGCATCTCGGTACTTTCCTGTCATCGGAAACTGTGCAGACTTTCCTTTTGAGATAGTACGCACACGATGCAAAGGCATCATAATATTCTTAGACTGAAAAGCAGTAAGAACTTCTCCAGCATACAATTTTAAATATATCGATCTAACGTCACCAGTATTATTATTCTGACCAGACCGATGTATATTGGAATAATTTAACTCAGACATAATAATCTCCTTATTTTGTCTGTTACTACTTAACTAATGATGCTTGAAAGTTCACCAGAGTTATCCCACGCATGGGGCAATGATTACTATTTTAGCTATTAGTTTATAACACTGTTGAGTTACCCAACATTTGTGTTACTTGTGCCCTATAAGCGGGGTCACTCGCATACTTTGGATTCTTCATAGCCTCTGTAACCTGGGCTAAAGATTCAAACCTTGGTGCAGTTGATGGTACTGATTCACCTGTCATGAGCCTGGGTGGGATACCTTCTGCATTCTGCATTCTCGCCATAAGACCTTGTACAGCAAACATCGCATTAGGATCAAGGTTCTCAATTGAGTTGTTGAAGGCATCTATTTCCCACTGTTGTAAATTGTTGTTGGCCCAATCTAGCATAGAATTGTAGTTGTTTTCACCACCAACCATATCATAGATTTCTGATATATTTTGATCAGCAATTGCTTCTTGTCCTGCTAACCAAGTATTAACCATATCATTTGATATTCCTACTTCAGCTAATGCATTATAGGCATCCTGAGATAATTCACCTGTCTCATTATATTCTTTTTGAAACACATCAATGTCAAGATTATTATCACTTAATAGTTGTGCAACTTGTGGTACACTAGCGTTCTGTATTTCAGCTATTTGTTCTTGGTTAAACTCTTGTTGTTGTGCTTCTTCTTGTTGCTGGGATACTTGTGTATACTGTTGTTCTAGCTGATTGTAAGCGTTAAGTAAATCTTGTGGTGTTCCAAACTTATCTGGTAGCCACTCAGGTCTACCTTGTTCTGATTGTTGTAATACAAGTTCTTCACCAACGTCACTTACCTGAACAGGATTGTCAACTTTGGCAAGCATTTCGTTTATATGTTCTGGTGAACCTGCTTGATGTACCCCTTCTGTCTGTCCTGTCTGTAATTCTTCCATATTAATTTTGTGTTACTGCTTTCATCATCTCCTGAACCATTTCAGGATTATGTTGTGCAGATTCGGATAGTCCTTTTGCCATAGCAGGTGTTGCACCTCTAACAACATCTTGCATCATAGCCATTTGTTGCTGTTGTTGCATCATTTGTTGCTGTTGTTCTTGGGCTTGTTGTGCTTCCATCTGCTTTTGTTCGGCAGACTTGACTAATCCACTTGTGTCAATACCAAGAGAGGCACCTAACCTATCTATGTAATCATCAAGATTTAAATTACTCATGATTGCCTCTGGTCCTAGAGGCTGAAGATACTGTAGAAACTGAGATAACTTATTAAGATCCTGTCCACGACCAAGAGCTTCTATACCTGTGATGACCTGTGGTTTCACAATGCCTTTTGGAAACTTAGGCATCTTTTTCTGCTTAGTCATCTTTTCCATGAGTATGTTGATCATGGGTAGTTGGAACTCTTGTGACAACACAGAATACACACCACCCAAAGCAGACTCTAGTTCTTGTGCCATGAACCTAACTTCTTCTGCTGTTACTCTTTCAGCATTACGCTGTACAGAAGAGTTTAATAAGAAAGCAAATGATAACCTATCTCTAATTTGTGTGATTGTGTCAAGTGCAATACGAAAGTCTTGACTTTTCTGTAGTTGTAATGTAGATACATCATTTGCATCCCCTTGTACAATTGCTCCACTTGGAGACTTAGCAAGTGTATTAATACGTGTAGTGCCATTTGGTCTTACTAGGAATAATACTTTAGCGGCAGCCGCAGAGCCTTCTACAATTGCTTGTGTGAGAGCTTCAAGGGACCGTAAATCTCCAATATACTCCTCCACGAGACCACGACCATAAGATTCTCCGTCAACTCGGCTGAACCTAAGTGGTATAAATGGGTTCTTATCTTTGGGGTATTTACCATAACTGTCTGGTATTGGTGTATTTTCTACTTCTTGATGTACATGCCAGTGTTTTCCTTTGTCACAAATGTAGGTATAAAGGTCGTATGGTTTATGTGGTGTCTCTGGTGTTAGCTCATGTGGTTCTGGTAGCCCAAGAGTTCTTCTTGCTTCTTCAGTTAGTGTCTTGGAATTGAGGGACTCTTTGGTAATCATGTACAACACGTTACCCATAGGGTCACGTTTCACTACATAGCGATCCAGATGAAATACACGCATCTGTCCTGAGTCTGGTATGTATAATAAGACATTACCTGTGACAATCAAGTGTTTAAGTGCTTCAAACACAGGTACACGGAATGCCTCAGTCTCAATTAACTGGAGTGTTGCACGTTCAATCTTAGCTAACCCCTCTTCTACTGGTCCCCTTTGTTCTGGGCCGACAAGTTGCTCTAGGTCAAAGTCATCTATTGTAAGTCTAAAGAACGGAGAGTTAGGTGGAAGGAGGGTCAGTAGGAGTTTAGAGGCTAAGTGGTTTACACCACGTGCTCCTACTGACTGGAAGGGAGTCGGGTATTCTGTGGAATATGAGGAACCTTGCTCTTTAATAAGTCCAGGTATTGTTAGGTCTGCACATTCTCTTGCACGTTGAAGATAGCTTTCACGTTCTCCAAAACAATTCTGATACATGCTAGATATACTGGACTCATTACTATATTCCATTAGCTAATTCTTAATTTACGTTTGTTCTGTCTAACTCTTGCTCTACTTGTGTCCATAGCTGCACCACCTTGGAGACCCTGTACTTTGCCAGACCCTAATGTTTTACCAGATCCTGGGCCTGTACCTCCACCAATAGTAACAGCACCCCCTGGTCCTGCTTTGGTTTCTGTTGGTTTCTTTTGTAAGAGTTTCCCAACACTGACAATACCTTGAGCAAGTAATTCTTGACCAGTGGGTACATTAACACCCATCTGCCGTTTTATATACTGATCAGCTTTTTTTACATTTGAGAGTATAACTTTTCCTGGACTGTCTACAAAATCAAGAGTCTGATTAACGACATTGGAGGTTTCACTTTCAGCCTTCTGCATAGTCTTATCAAAATCAGACCCTGTGTATCCAGTTTCTTTTGCTATTTTTTTAGTGACTACACCTAAATCAGATTCTTTAAAAGTCTTAGATGCACCTGAAGCTGTTCCAGTAATAGCCTTCTTTAAACTAAATTCTCCACTAGCAAGTTTTCCTATCTCACCTTTTGTATGCTCAATAACTTTTGAACCTTCTTTTTTAATGTTTTCGATACCTGCTGAAGTAGCTTTACCTATGTCAGATTGTGCCACATCCTTTTTCACAGACTCAATTGTACTAGAGGCACCCTTTGAAGCGAGAGTAGCTTTCTTTTGAACCCCCTCTGCAATATCTGTTAAGACCTTTGGTGTTGTTATTTTAGGTACTGTTATTTTAGGTGGAGTAATCTTTGGTAACTCTACCTTTGGTGTGACTATT